ATCTTTATACCAATGGTATTGTTTTTCTTGTCTTTGATTTGTCCAGCATTTTTGAACCTAACACGAGTTGATGAATGAAATGGTAGAGCCTTACCACCACTTGTAGTCCAAGGGTCTCCAAACATTACACCTAACTTTTGTCTTAACTGATTTGTGAAAACCAATGCAACTTTTTGTCGAGCTATCATCTGAGTTACTTTTCTCATCGCTTTTGATATGATGATTGCTTTGGCTGTTGCCCAACCATCTTTATCAAAGTCAGCATCCATTTCTTGTTTCGTGGATGCAGCCGCTAATGAGTCAACCAAGATTGTAACTAACTTATCTTTGTTTGATTCTCTGATTTTAGTGACAATTGTTAGCTCTCAAAAACTCTTGAGATACTGCTGATTCGGTATCTATATAAACTGCTATACCATCTTTCTTTTGTGTTGAAGCCAATAGATGAGAACCTATCAAAGATTTACCACTACCTTCTAAACCATTAAGTTCGGTGATTTTACCTACGGCAACTCCACCATTTGGTCTATTAGCAATCGCTAAATCTAACATAGTTGAACCAGTCGAAATGAAATCCGTCACATCAGTTGGGTTGACATCCTCTTCTAAAAAGTATGCAACTTGTTGATGTTTGAATTGTTTATTCAGTTCATCGGCAATTATCCCAGCCAATTCGTCTTTCTCTGACATATCGTTCTCCTATTGGGTTTATTAACTATTGAATAATTCGTCAAATGCGTCTGAAACATCAGCTGTTGATTTAGTTTCCGTTTTCTCTGCAACTTTTTCAGTTGTAGTTGTTTCAGCTGAATCGCTAGTTTCAGTTTCATCAGATGGGTTTAGATAGTTTTGTAAAACTTCTTTCAACTCATCATACGTTGGTTCTGTGTAAAGTTCTGTTAACTCTGATTGATTATTCAAAACACTCTCTAGTAAATTAGCATCTTCAGTAATCGGTGTCATGTTAGGTTTAACTCTCACAGTAGTTTTACCATATTGATTTCCAGCCTCAGCAGGAGTCTGTCTTTCAATACCAATATCTCTACCATTAGTAGC